GCAAGAAATAAACAACATGCGTGGCGAAGGCATTACTGACGAATTTGAAGTTGCGGTAGTAGAAGCCGCGGAGTCAGCCCTTGCCACCGTTACCACAGAGGCTGACAGAGACCCAATTTCGCTTGGCATCAAGCAAGGTGTAATTGAGCCTGCACCGCTTAATTATTCTTCGTTTGAAAAGATGTCTGAAAGCATTTCAAACCGCGTTGAGATTGGCGACCAAGTTGCAAATCATTACGGGGTTGAGCCTAAATACCTTACCGACGAAGAAGCAAGTCGCATTTCTAACGAGATCAACAGAATGAACTCTTTGGAAAAAGCGGATTTGGCAGTTGGTATGAATGCTATGCCGCCAGGGCTTTGGCAACAGCTAGCAGAAAAAGAACAAGGCGTGTTTGCAATGGTGTCTGCTATTGGGGACACAAACATTGCTACTCGGGTGTTTGAAGGCCAAGATTTAATTCGAGACAAGTTAGTTGATATGCCTAACCGAGCAGAGCTTACTGAGGTCTACAACAACGTGGCCGGTGATGTTTACACTGGCCGAGATCGTGAAGCAACGATTGCAGCAGCCAAAGCGTATTACGCCGCAAGCGCTACAGACCGAAACGAGTTTGATGAAGATCAATTTGAATCAGCCATCCAAGCAATTACAGGCGGAATTGCAGAAATAAACGGCGTTAAAATTCAGTTGCCTCGGCAGGCTACCGAAGATCAATTCGACACTTTCGTAAATAACTTTACGCCAGCTATGGTTGAGCGCTTTGGTGGTGTTCAGAACCGTGACCCTGAGTCAGCGGCAGAGCAAATTCGTGATTTGCAATTTAAAAGCATTGGCGACAATCGTTACGTTGTGTTGCAAAGCGAGGGCGCTTCAGTAATGAATAACAGCGGCGAGCCTTTTGTGGTTGTTTGGAGTCCGGCTGCGCAGAAAATGGCGGATGATGAATCTATTGAAACTCGCAGAGAGCGGCGAGAGCAAACCAGTCGATTTGAAGGCGCTGCTGCTGAGGCACAAGAGGCCGATGAGCCGCAGAGCGCTGGTCAGCGTCGCCGCGAACTAAGAGACAGCGGGCAGTAAACATGCCATTTGTGTACGAACAAGACAGGCGTAAGCAGCAACAGATGATTCCGCAGCCAAGAGAGTTGCCGGAACCTGCTTCTTTTGCTGAAGCGTATTCAGCAGCATTTCAATATGCTGTTGACGAAGAAATGTCTATTTCAGGCGTGCTTAACCGGCAAGGCTGGCGCCAGCGGTCTGAGGCAGTCCAAAATTTAATAGACGACGGCCAGGTAGAGCGAGATAAATACGCAGATCCGCGCGGTCGTCTTGATTACAACCGTTTGGCCCAAGATTTTGAAACAGTTAAAAGTGACGAACAGTTACGCGAAGAACGCAAAGAGTTTTTGCGCCAGCGCAGAGAACAAAACCAAGACGTTATGGAGCGAGGGTCTGGCTTAGCGCAATTTGCAGGTATGGGGTCAGCGTTTATTCTTGACCCTGTAAACTTAGCCACGCTGCCCTTTTCTTCTGCTGTTGGCGCTGCTCGCTCATTGTCTTGGGTTGGGCGCGGTCTTTTGACTGCCCGGCGCGAGGCTGCGTTGTCGGCAGCCGCAGAATTAGCAATTCAGCCGCTTGTTTACCAGCACAAGTCTGACATTGACTCGCCTTATTCTTGGCGAGATGCCGTAGCAAACATTGGACTGGCCGCTACTGGCTCAGCGGGGCTTGGCTTTGCGTCAGGCGGGATTGCTGGATACCTCAAAAGCGTCAGGGCAAAATCAGAACCTTTTGTTGACCCTGAAGTAAACGACGTGCAGTACCGTTCGCTTGACGAGTCAGCGGATTATTTAGACAAAACTCGTCCAGAAAGCGCGGCCAGAGTCTTAGATGAAGAATACGGCAAATTTATAAATGAAGAATACAGCAGCATTGAAGAAGTGCGCGCTGCCGCAAGGTCACGTCTTCAGGCAGATTTAGCGCAAGCGCAGTCAGATCAAGTCACGATTGCTCGCATGGTTGCAGACGAAGGTGGCTTAAATGAAAAGGCTTGGAAAGACGCTGGGTTAGACGTCGATGACATAAAATCAGCGCGAACGCTCCGCGAACAATTGCCAAAAGGCAAACCTTTATTTCGCAGAAAAGCTGGTCTTAACCCGGAGCAATTAGCCGCCCGACTCATTGAAACAAACATGATGCCTGCTGGTGCCACTACTGAAAATTCAGCAATTGAGTTTGTTCAGTCAATGATTAAAGCGCCAGGAGCAGAGGCAAATCCAGAGGCGGCAGCGAAGGCAGCAGATATACAAAATGCTTTATCGCGTTTAGAAACAGACAATGAAGACGAATTAACTAGCGTTTTTCAAGAAGCGCAAAAAGCAGAAATTGACGGTGACGCGGCTCGGCTTACCGAGTTAGAAGAAAACCGTTTGCAAATGAATCGTCCGTCAAAAACACAAGAAAAGTATTTTACTCGCGCACCAGAAACAGTTAGCCCGCAAACATTACACGAGCGCGAAAGAGCGCTGTTAGAAGACATGGGCTTAGCTGATGAATACGATCAAGCGTTTGAAGAGTATGCAAGAGCAGAAAACAAGCAGCTTTGGGACAGCCAATCTGAACGTCTAATTGACCCCGATGACGCTATTGAGGAAATAGACGAACAGATTGAGGGAATTAACGAAGTGTTGAGGTGTACAGTCGGTGCCTAGTTTTGCAGAGTGTGTAGAAAAAGCAGTACGCAATAAAGCTATATCAAAAGATACAGCTAAACAAATCCTTGATTCTCAAAATCCAGAACAAGCGATTGATGATCTATTGTCTGATATGTCTCGTGTGCGCAGAGAAACTGCAATTCAGGCCGTTCGTTTAGGTCAAGCAGCAGAAGCTATGGAGTCGCATCCCGATGGAAGATATGCAGGGCTTCAGGCAATTATGACCAAAGACCCGCGAGGGAAAGCTGGTTATGCAAACGTAGAGTATCTAGGAAATTATTACGAAGGCATTTTCCATGCAAAGTTTGCAGATGCTCTTTCTAGGTTTCGTACTCGTAAGCTAGGGTTTGCGCAAGATAACGAATCTCTTAATAAATTAGTCCGGGCGGTTTACGGAGAAACCGTTGATGATGCAGAAATAAATCAATTTGCAAAAGATTGGAGAAGCCTCACAGAGGAAATGCGCGTTGAGTTTAACCGCAAGGGCGGCTCAATAACCAAAAACGAAAGTTTTTTGTTCCCACAGCACCATGACGCCAACATTCTTAAAAAAGCAGGGTTTAATAATTGGAAAGATAAAATTCTTCCAATGCTAGACCGTAGCAAAATGCTAGACGATTTGGGTCGTGAGTTAACAGACGAGCAATTAGAGGAATCGTTGGGTTTTGTTTTTGAAACAATTACAACGGGCGGCCTGAACAAAATACAAGACTTTTCCGTGCCAAGGCTTGGGCAAAAATTATCTCGTCGTCATTCTGAGCGACGCTTTTTGTATTTTAAGGACGCAGATTCTTGGCTTTCGTACCAAAATGAATTTGGCCGTGGAGATGTTTTTACAACTTTAACTGATTACATTCACTCAATGTCCGAAGACATTGCGGTGATGGAACGGCTTGGCCCTAACCCACAGGCAACCTTTGATGCCTTGCGCGCAAACATTCGCAAAACAGAAGGATTAGAAGGCCGCCGAGCCTTTATGGCCGATGCTTTGTTCAAACAAGCAACAGGCAGAGCAAACCAGGGCGAGTTAACTGGCGTGGCCGACACGTTGCAGTCTACCCGTAACTTGTTAACTGCATCGACACTTGGCAAGGCCTTTATATCTTCATTGTCAGATGTTGGCTTTCAGGCGATTACGTCTCGGTACAACAATATACCGGCTGTAAAAGTGTTGCAGCGTCAAATGAGCATGTTGAGCCCGTCTAAAGAGGCTGACCGTATTGTAGCTGTGAAGCTAGGCTTGGTAGCTGACAACATGATACAGCGTCAACACGCCGCGAATCGTTTTTCGGATACCTATGGCACAGGCCTTTCCGCAAAAGTTGCAGAAGGCGTAATGCGAGGTTCGCTTTTAGCGCCTTGGACAGATGCTGGGCGTAAAGCGTTTGGTATGGAATTTGCGGCAATGTTAGCGGAAAACTTTAATAAACCTTTAAGTGAATTAGACGACAACCTAAAACGCGCTTTCAGAACTTATGGAATTGGTGAGGCTGACTGGGACACGTTTAGAAAAACAGCCCCAATGAACCACGAAGGCGCTAAGTTTGCTGACATGACGCAGCCCGGTGGAAAAAAGTTTCACCAAATGGTTTTGTCAGAAACTGATTACGCAGTGCCGACACCAGACGCTCGTGTGCGCGCAATAACTACAGGCGGGCTAGGGCGTGCCACTATTGAGGGGCAGGCTTGGCGCGCTGCCATGATGCTTAAATCGTTCCCAATTACAATTATTAGCACGCATTTTTACCGCGCTGCATTTCAAGCAACTGCTGGTGAAAAATTGCAATATGCAGCAACGTTGCTCGCAACAACGACGGTATTAGGCGGAATGTCTTTGCAGTTAAAAGATTTAGCTGCGGGGCGTGATCCACGCTCTACCAAAGACCCCAAATTTTTTGCGGCCGCATTGGTTCAAGGCGGCGGGCTTGGCATTGTAGGAGATTTGCTTTTTTCGGACGTTAACCGTTTTGGTGGCGGCGTTGTTTCTACTGCATTTGGGCCAACCGGCGAATTGATTGACAAAGGGTTTGCCTTGACGCTTGGAAACGTTCAAGAGGCTGTAAGACAAGAAGAAACAAATGTGCTTGGAGAAACCGCCCGATTTGTAGAGCGGTATACGCCAGACACTTGGCAACTTCATTTAATTAAAGGCGCATTGTTTGACCAAGTGCAAAATTTAGCTGACCCATCGGCAGAAAAGAAATTTAATCGCACAATGCGAAAACGTGAAAGAGAGTACGGCCAAGAGTATTGGTGGCGCCCAGGAGAGTTAACGCCAAGGCGCGGGCCAGAAGCTGGAACCGCACTAGAAGAAGCCCCGTAAAAATGATATATATGGCAGCAGCATAATAGGAATAGAAAATGGCCGAATACAGTATTAACGCAGTAGCACGAAAGGTGTCTTACACCGGCTCAGCCGGGGTGGGGCCGTATGCGTTTCCGTTTGAGGTTTTAACCGAAGACGATGTGGCGGTTTATTTTAACGAGACTGAGTTAATCAAGACCACTGACTACACGGTTACAGTTAACACAAACGGCACCGGCTCAGTTACTTTGGTTACGGGCAGCGGCGTACCGACAACGCCTGACGCTGATGATCTGGTTGTTATTGTTGGCGCCCGTGACATTGAGCGCACCACAGACTTTGTTACTGCGGGTGATCTGCGGGCCACGGCCCTTAACGAGCAGCTTGATGCCCTGACCATTATGGTTCAGCAGGTGGCCGAGGAAGTCGAGCGCTCGGTCAAGGCGCCTGTGTTTGACCCAACGGGCATTAACATGATCTTGCCCAAGCAGTCAGACCGCGTTAATGCGTTTGTTGCGTTTGATGCCAATGGCGACATTTCGGCGGCGGTTCCCTCAGATGACGTGACCACGCTGGCTGAGGTTGCTACAGACATTAAGACGCTGGCGGACATTGAAGACGGCACCGACGCCACAGACGCCATCCAGACGGCGGCCAGCATTTCGGCAGACATTACCACTGTCTCGGGCATTTCCTCAGACGTCACTGCCGTTGTCGCTGACCAAGCCGACATTGGCACGGTAGCTACCAACCTAAACGGCTCAGACACAATCGGCACGGTTGCGGGCTCGATTGCTAACGTCAACGCCACTGGCGGCAGCATCGCCAGCGTAAACACGGTTGCTGGTGAGTTAGGCGCGGGTCAAGACGTTACGGTTGTTGCTGCTGACCTTGAGGGCAGCAACAATGTCGGCACAGTGGCAAGCTCGATTGCTAACGTCAACGCTACAGGTAGCAACATTGCTAGCGTCAACACCGTAGCTGGTGAGCTAGGCGTTGGTCAGGACGTTACGGTTGTTGCTGCTGACCTCTCCGGCACAGATACGGTGGGCACAGTCGCTGACTCAATTCTTGACGTAAACACAGTTGCCGGCGAGCTGGGTGCGGGCCAAGACGTCACGGTGGTGGCCGCGGAAATTTCCAACGTAGAGACTGTTGCCACCAACATTGCAGACGTAAACACGGTCGCTGCCAATGTCGCAAACGTTAACACCGTTGCAGGGATTAACGCGGACGTTACCGCAGTTGCCAACATTGATAGTGACGTTACTGCAGTTTCTAACATTACTACGGACGTTACGTCTGTTGCAGACAATAACACCAACGTCACAACGGTGGCTAACAACATCGCGGACGTTAATACTGTTTCAACAGACATTGCCAATGTAAATACCGTTGCCAATGACCTCAACGAAGCAGTTTCTGAAATTGAGGTTGTCGCTAATAACATTGCAAACGTAAACACGGTTGGAATAAACATCACCAGCGTGAACACCGTTGCGGGGGTTTCTGATGATGTATCTATTGTGGCTACAAACGTAGCAGACGTTACAAACTTTGCTGACGTTTATTTAGGCCCCAAGTCTTCTGATCCAACTTTACGAAATGACGGGTCTGCTTTACAAGCTGGAGATTTATATTTTAATACCAGTGATAATTTGGTTAACACATACGACGGTAATGAATGGTTTACTTCGTTTGCAACATTATCTGGCGCATTAGTAGCCGCCAATAATTTATCAGACCTAACTAACGTTTCTGATGCGCGCGATAATCTTAATCTTGGAACGACAAATAGCGTTCAATTTGACTCTTTTGGCGTCGGCACTTCGGCTTCTGGTGCATCTGGTGAAATCCGTGCGACGGGTGACATTACCGCGCACTTTTCTGACGACCGACTTAAGACTCGCCTTGGAAAAATTGAAGACGCGCTTAAAAAAGTTTGCTCACTGGATGGGTTTTATTACGAGCCCAACGATACGGCGGCTGAGCTAGGTTACGAGAGCAACAAACAAGTTGGCGTCTCGGCCCAATCTGTAAACAACGTACTGCCAGAAGCGGTCAAGCCTGCGCCGATTTCTGATAAGTACCTTACGGTGCAGTACGAGAAGCTGGTGCCAATGTTGATTGAAGCGATTAAAGAACTTGAAGCTCGCGTCGCTGAGCTAGAGCTTAAGGAGTAAAAACGATGCCGACAAAGCTAAAAGCTACAGGCGTAGAGTTTCCTGATGGGACTACTCAAACTACTCGTGCGGTATCAGAGTTTAATTCTGGTACGCGCATGCTTTTTCATAACTCGACCGCCCCGACCGGTTGGACTAAAGACACGTCAATTAACGATACAGCACTGCGTGTCGTAAGCGGCACTCCCGGTTCTGGTGGTTCGGCAGGATTTGCATCGGCTCTTGGAACACCTTCAGTTTCTGGTTCTGTATCGCTGAGCGGTGATCCAGGAGCGGGTAACCTCTCAACAAGCATCTCAGGCAATGTGGACATTGGTTCGACTACACTCAGTACGAATCAGATACCAAGTCATGGGCATAACGCTCCTCGCGGCGGTAACACAATCATAGAGCCAGCTCCCAATTTCTCTAACTCCAATCTAAGGGGCGGTGGCAATGGTACAAATACAGGTAATACCGGCGGGTCAGGGTCACACAGCCACAATGCTGGGCACAATTTATCCGGGTCAATTTCTGGCTCACCCAGCATAGGTACTTTGTCGGGCTCTCTTTCATCCGCATCTGCGTCAATCAACGTAAATTACCAAGACGTTATTATTGCTGAAAAAGACTAGCAATGACTATTGAAATCAAAAACAACTGCCCTCTAAATAAATTTAAGCCGTGCCAAAAGTTTGAGTGCGCATGGTATACACAGATTCGTGGCACTGACCCTAACACTGGCAAAGAAATTGATAGCTACGGTTGCGCGGTTGCATGGTTGCCTACGCTTTTGATTGAAAACTCTCAACAGAGCAAACAGACCGGAGCAGCAGTCGAGTCATTTAGGAACGAAATGGTAGACGCGAATCATGCATCACAGAATCTAATGCGAGCGATGGCGCAGGTTCAGTCTAGCGATCAACCCGTTCAAAAATACTTTGACATAAAAACTGGAGGCAACGAAGATGAGTGATAAGATCACCATTATCAACAACAACGATGGAACCGTTGATGTGAACCTTAACGGTAAAAACGTAGAAAATGTCCCTACGACTAATCTTGACTTGTCGATTCATGCTGTTCAATGGTACGGAGACCACGGTGAAGTTGAGTACAATGACCGCAACAAAAAGATTACAGATTTTTCTGCCTTTGAAAGCATTATAAGCGACCGTCAGGCCGAGATTGACCGCTTAGCGCAGGAAGCGCTGGATAACGAACCCCCAAAAGAAGAGAAAGTTCGGGCCGAAAGAAACGGTCTTCTTACGTCGACTGATTGGATTGTAATTAAACACGTTGATCTTGGGCAGTCCATCCCACAAGAGTGGTCAGATTATCGCCAAGCACTTCGTGATATTACGGAACAAGCTGGGTTTCCAGACAATGTTGATTGGCCTACAGAACCAACGGTATAAAAGTGATTACTTTTTCTTTGCCTGAGCATTTACTTGGAGTGTTCCCTGAACCTAAGAAAGCAGGTAAGTTTCTGCCGGACTACTACAAAAATCTTGAGGTAGAAACGGGGAAAGACCCAAGATTAGGCACTGCTAAGCGGTGTGTGCCATTTATGGAGGCTATAACTGCAGGGTTTATAATTCCTTTATGGTCTGATTTATATGTAGTGGCTAAAGACGGCGCGTTAAACTTGTCTTTCCCAGACAACCTCCCTATGCAAGAAAGCCTAGGGCATCATGGATATCAACAACTAGAAGGGCACCCAGCCAGCGATTTGGCGTACGGAAAAGATTTGTTGAAATTTATAAACCCGTGGGTGGTAGAAACCCCCAGTGGCGTCTCATGCTTGTTTACTACCCCCATGAATCATTTTGAGACTAGGTTTAAGTTGGTTGACGGCGTAGTTGACACTGACAACTACTACAACCCGATAAATTTTCCGTTTATTTGGACGGGCGGCGACGGCGAATTTTTTATTAAAAAAGGGACTCCCTTGGTTCAAGTAGTACCATTTCGACGGGAAGATTTTGGCGACTGCGCTATTGAGCCTACAGATGAAACTCGCCAGCAAAAAACTCAAGCGGTTCTTGGCACTACTATAAAAAACGGATACCGCCAGTCATTTTGGCACAAAAGTAACATTGGTGGGTAACGTATAATGTTTTCAGTACTTAAAAAAAAGTATGTTGATGTGTTTTGTTACACCAAAAACGCTAATGCTTATGAGTATTTTCCAATCCGTCAAGCTAGAGATTTTATTCCTGACTGGTGGAAAAATATCCCTAACAAAAAGTATAAAGATGGGGCCCCTTACAAAACGAAAGGATTTTTAGAACCTACAATGAAAAGGTGCCCCGGGCTAATAGAGTACTACAAAAAAGGTTTGATGTTGCCGCTTTGGTCAGACGTCGAAATTATTGTTGACGAAAACATTAACGACCAAGGGTGGTCAACCGCAGTAGCAGATGAAAGTTTAGTTGAACCTCATCCTGATTTTCAAAGAGGAGAGTTTCTTCCCCCTAGCAACTGGTTTCATAACAAACTTAATTCTCCGTGGCTAATCGAAACAAAAGAACATTTAGACTTTTTGTACTTACAGCCTCATTGGAATTTAAACGGCCTGAATAACGAAGTGCTAATTCCGAATGGGTACATTGATTTTTACAAAGGTAATCACGTTTCGCACATCCAAATGTTTATAAATAAATTTACTAATCGAGTTATTAATATAGACGCCGGGACTCCGATACTGCATTTGGTACCGCTTACTGAGAAAAAAATAAAAGTGCATACAATATATGACGAAAAAAAATTTAACACGCTACAAGAAAAAAGTAATGGGTTTTCTTTTACGTCAAAATACTATACAAAAGTAAAAACTCTTTTACGTAATAGAGTAGTAACCCATGAAAACTAGTGTTTTAAAAAAGCACAGAGGCAAATAAATGTTCAGCTCGTCTCCATTTTTCGCTGCAGCGTTCTCCGATGTCGGAGACGTTGTTGTTAACGTCACGGTTTTGTTACAGGTGTAGGCCACCAAACACTGTCTAATTTGTGACAGGCAATTTGTGAAATGCCACAGCAAACTGGGTTTACTACAAAGATTACATTGCCGACTAAACTAGGAGAAAAGTAATGGCTAGCAAAGGTTTGTATGCCAACATTAATGCTAAACAAAAACGCATTGCAGCAGGGTCGGGCGAACGAATGAAACGCAAAGGCGAGGCAGGTCGCCCCACGGCTAAAGATTTTAAAAAGTCTGCCAAGACGGCAAAGAAAAAGTAGGTGCATCATGACTAAGAACGAACAGGAGCGCATAGCGGTGCTAGAAACTCAGCACGAGCAGCTAAGCAAACAGCTACAGGAAATGCGCCAAGACTTAAAGGACATTAAAAAAGCAGTCACGTCATGGCGTGGTATTGTTCTTGGTATTTTCGTTACAGTCAGTTTTATCTGGACAGGTTTGCTGGGCCTCTGGAACATGCTCAAGCATAAAATTGCGGGATGAACATTATCGTACTTGCAGCGCTGCTAACCTGCACTACAGGCGAGGCTCGTTGCACGTCTTTTGAAACGCAAACCATGACCGTCGTTAACATCTGCGACGTTGAGCCTGAGTCGGCTGGGGCAGAGCCGGCTGAGTTTAAGGCCCGCATTCAAGACAGGCTATACCACGTCACAATTAGCCCTGCCTGCGAACGGACATAAACTATGGGTTACTTTAAGCACGACATAACATCGCCGGATGCGATGCTTGAGATTGCGCACCGCCGCATAGCAGGAGCGCAGCAGGTTCAGTTGTTTGGGTTTAACCGTAACATCGAGACTGCCTACGAGACGGTGTGGAACAACGGCGGGGGCATTTACACATTCCCTACTCAGCCGCTCACCATGAGCCTTTCTTCGACCAGCGCTAGTGACACCATGCCCGTGCTTTTGCAGGGCTTAGACGCCAGCTACGAGCCTATAGACGACATTGTTACGCTAGACGGAACGACCGCAGTAACCAGCAACATTCCGTTCTTTCGGATTAACAACGCCGTGATACTGGCTGGAGAGAATGCTGGGGACATCAGCGTTACCAATGACGGCACAACGTATGCCTACATTGAGGAAACACTGGGCAGCAGCCAGGGCATTGTGTACACAACCCGCGCCAACCACTCGCTGTATGTTTCTACGGCTAACTTTACGTCTGGCACTGTAAACGGAAACAAGTTTTTGTTTAGCCGCGCGTGCCAAGTCAGCAGCAACGGGCGTACTTTGCATTTTTGGGAGTCTACGTTTCAACAAGACATTCGCTTTGACGTGACCGTGCCGTTTCGGGTGCCACCCAAGACTGACTTTACTATTGAAGCCAAGTCGAGCAGCAACTCAAACGAGCTTTCGGTATACATCGGGGCTGTATTACTAGAGGAAGACACATGAACCTAAACACTATCCGCGACCAGCTATTAAAGAACGAGGGCTGTGTCCTGCACGCCTACGAAGATCACCTTGGCTACTTGACCATTGGCGTTGGGCGACTGATTGACAAGCGCCGTGGTGGCGGCATTACAGAAGACGAGGCTATGTTTTTGCTTGATGCTGACATTGCACGCGTGGTTAATGGTTTGCGCCATGAACAGGGCTTTACGGGGTTTCCTGACTCAGTAAAAGAAGCTTTGGTTAACATGGCTTTTCAGCTAGGCCATAACGGCGTGATGAACTTCACCAAAATGTGGGCCGCACTGCGCGAGCGTGACTTTGATAAAGCCGCCGACGAGGCTATGGATTCTTCTTGGGCAGAGCAGACACCAGAGCGGGCTCATGAAGTATCGGAAATGATACGGAGCGCGTCATGATACAGCAGCTACTAGCAGCAGGGATGGGCCAAGCCGTAGACAAAGTTCTTGGTCGATTCTTCGAGGACAAAGACCAGGCCGCGCAGGCTGCGCAGGAATTACGTCTTGCGATGCTGGCGCACGAGAAAACCGCAAACGAGCTGGCGCGTGATGTGGTGGTGGCAGAGGCCAAGTCAGGGCATTGGATAACCAGCGCTTGGCGGCCCATCGTTATGTTGATGTTTGCGGTGATGATTGCAAACAATTATATTATTGCCCCATACTTAGACGCGATACTTGGAACAAGCGTAATGTTTGACATGCCCGACCAGGCATGGAGCCTACTTAGCATCGGCCTTGGCGGGTACGTCTTAGGCAGAAGCGGTGAAAAAATTGCGAGGGAAGTGCGCAAAAAGGGGTAAAAATGAGCATGTTTGGGCCTAAGGGCGTAACAGACTCTCAAATTTTAGCTGCTATTGAGCAGACTGGGACTCAGGCTGGGGCAGCGGCCTTTCTTGGAATCAACTCACGCACCCTGCAGCGCAGGCTGAAACATATTAAGCAAGGCACTAGCGTAGAGCAGAAAGCCCAAGCTTTGCAGCAGTTTCAGCAGCGCAATGATGAGATATTTAAGGGCCGGTCAGTATTGTGGAATCCTGCAACCGGCGAGCAAAAGCTAGAGTGGTACAAGACTGACCGCGACAAACAGGCCCAGTACGAGGCAATGAAAAAAGCCATAGATGCTCTGAAGGAAGACATCCCGGCAGTCCCTAAAATCCCCAAACCCTCCGTTGCCGAAAATAAACTTCTTAATCTATTCATCCTGACCGATGCCCACATTGGCATGCTGGCGTGGGGAGAGGAGACAGGCACAGATTGGGACACCAAGTTAGCTGAGGAAATGATCCTCAAGTATTTTGTTGCTGCTATTGAACGAGCTCCCAAAGCGCAGCGCGCGGTGTTCGCACAGATGGGTGATTTCCTGCACTACGATGGCATTGAGAGCGTGACGCCAACAAGCGGCCATCAGCTAGATACTGACACGCGCTTTGCCAAGCTGGTGCGTGTGGGAATTAGGGTCACAAGGCAGATCATCGAGATGCTGCTGGCTAAATACCCGCTGGTAGACGTGGTAATGGCTGACGGAAATCATGACCCCGTGAGCGAGATATGGCTGCGAGAATCTTTTGCTGACCGATACCGCAACCAGCCGCGATTATTTATAGACCAGTCGCCCGCCCCGTTTTATGCCATCGAGCATGGCAGCACGTCGCTGTTCTTCCATCACGGCCACCTAAAGAAAATAGACCAGATCGACCGGGCCATCACCGCTGAGTTCCGAGAGGTATTTGGGCGCACTAAAAATAGTTACTGCCACGTTGGTCACCTGCATCACCACATCGTCAAAGAGAGTGAGTTAATGACCGTAGAGCAGCACAGCACACTGTCGGCCAGGGATGCCTACGCCAGTCGCCACGGGTGGAAATCTGCTAGACAAGCGCAGGTGATAACGTATCATGAGAATCATGGGGACGTTGGTAGAATCGTCCTTACACCTGAGCAACTTGAAGGAAAATGATATGCCTAAAGGTATGGGTTACGGTAGCAAGTCTGGCGGTATGAAGTCAGGCGGTATGAAGTCGAGCAAGTCTGGGATGAGCAAGTCAAAGTCAGGCGGCATGAAGAAAGGCAAGAAGTAATCCCCCTAAGCAGCCCGTCGCTTATGCTTCCCACTTGGCGGCTACCCAAGTAAAGGCGGGCAGTAGCCACTAACTCTCCTCCGTTGCCCTGCTTATGCAGGGCTTTTTTATTCCGGCTTACCAAAAAGTTTATTTCGGGTACGCTCCCACCAGCTGCTTACTTGTTCGATATGCTCGGGGCGCCTGCTGCGCCCCATCTCGCATAAGTTTTGCAGCAACAGCCACTCTTCATCGTCTCTGCTGTCGTTGCGCCACGCCTTGGACAGCCCTTTTACACGTCTGAAATAAGACGCTCTCTTAGCTTTTGTATCTTCCCCTCTATTTCCTCGTCGTTCGCTGTCGTGTGCCATGTAACCACCTCGTTCCGTATGTTAACTACCACCTTTCTCATACCCTTATATTGCCCGGCAAGTATTTTGTAGTCGACCGCATCGCTGCTATCTGCAGGGGATAGTCGTGCAATCGCTTCCTTTACTCTCTTCGACGACGTGCCAAACTTTGAGGCGATGGCCCGAACCGCCTTGGAATAAGTCGTGTTCGGGAACCCCATCCGCCGTTTGTAGTCGTCCATCAGTAATTTATCTGTGGACATTGTTTACCTCAGAACGGAAGTGCGTCATCAGGGTCTTGATTGACCGGCTGGGCCTGCGGGGCATCTTCTTTTAGTTGCATCTTCAGGCCCATGTACTTCTTGCCGTTCTTGCTCTCGTTTAGCCAAGCACTCAGCCAGTAAGCGTGGCCGTTGATTACGGCTTCGCCACGATAATCTGGGTGGGTGTCTTTTTCTTTGCGATCATTTTTAAACAATGCGCCGCTGTTGTCTTTGCTTTCCATCTTAATCTCCTAGGCTGCTTTGGATTGCTTGCGCAGTGTATACCGCGCAAACCGCTTGCCGTCATTACTGACGCACAATTCTGTGTGAATGTTGTGTCCTTGCTCTCGTAAATTTTTTACCCTAGCTGCCAAACGGAAACATCCAAACTCGATGGCATCCATGGCTGTGACAGGGCCTTGCTGTAGTGCTTGCAGCACCTGTTCGTTCTGACTCATTCGATTTCCTCCATCCACTCGTGCAAGTCTTTTTGAAATGCCTGAATAAAATACGCAATGTCTGCTTTGGTGGCGTCAAACCACATCGTCTCAACCGTGTCATCCTCGTAGCGCACGGCGATTGCCATTGATTTGACTTTGCCGTCGTGGATTATGTCAGTGACGACATCCCACTCACTGTCTTTGCCAGGGAATTGTGTGACGTTGCTCATGTTGCCTCCGCTAAATGCTGCGCAAAACTTGCGCATAGTGAAAGTTGCTTGTGTTTATTCCTGATCTCCTTTAGCGCCGCGCAAAGTATTAACCGCTTCGATTCTGATTAACTCCAGCAGGTCATCCGGCTCCATGTTTTCTAGCGACAGCCTGTGGATTCTATTAAGGCTTGCTTCCATTTTCGGAGCGGAAGCAATCAATATAGCGTCAGCCTCAGCGCTGTATTTGTTTGGGCCTTCTTCTAAAGCGACTACGCTCCAGCCCTCTGTTAACTCGCAGACAACGTAGCCTCCGTCTGTTTTCTGCGCCAGCCATGGCCCAGGCGTGTGCTTATTCATCCTTGCTCTCCTTGACTTGGTAAAACTCACTGCCATCCTTGCGGTATGGCTCAAGGTCTACGTCAGGCAGGTGTTCTTTCTGCACCTTCTTCCAGTCAACAGACCCTTTGCGCTCAACCTTCAGAACCTCGACCCCGTGGCCGCTGCTGTAGCTACCGCCAGTCAATCGCACCAGGTTAGCTTTGGCTTCGTCGAGTGCGGAGTTTGCTTCTTCCGCGATTTGCTTAGCCTTCCTGTACATTTCGGCTGCTTGTTGCCATTCCTCGTCATCACGCTGCTGTACAGTCGGCCAGAATGCGTCCCATGCCTCGTGGATTTTCTCCCAAAACTCCGGGTTAGCAGGCACGGTGGTGACTACATACTCTGACCCATCCCAAACCAGAAACCGGGTTTGCTTGGCACCCGTCACCATCATCTGGTGCTGAACCTGAACGTAATCGTGGTCGTCGATTCCATCCTCAGCCACGGTCTGCCAGCGCTCAGACTCTTTACCCTTAACGGGGCATTTGATCTCCAAAAGCGTGTCACCAGACATATCAATGCCATCAACGCTGGCGCCGTAGCCATCAGCCTCAAAACATGCGGCCACAAATGGCTCGCCCACCGCTTCTTCGTATGCCTCGCGGGCCTTGGGTTCTTCATCGGTGCCGTACTGCATGGCGTTGGTGACATAAGTGTTATCAATGCCACGTTTTAGCTTGCGGATTTTTTCTGCTGACTGGTACGGGCTAATGCCCATGATCGCCGCAGTCTCGCTAGCCATGGCTTTGTCACGCCGCCATGCCAACCACTGATCTGAACCTTGTTCTAAATCTACGCGTTTCATGATTGCTCCCTCCGCTTTTCAAGACTTTTAATAATCGACTGGTATTGCGCAGCCGGGATTTTGTCTAGGCTCTTAACCGCAAAGTATTCGGTGATGTCCTTGACTGGTTTGCCAACCTCCTCAGCCAGCGCCTTAATGTTAGCGGCCTGCTCTTGGCTAACAGTCTTGCTAGCCGCGTTGCCGTCATCATCTTCCGGCGCAATGCCACACGCTGACATCAGGCTGTAGCGTCGTGCATAAGTAAGCGCCGCGCCGTAGCCCTGCGGGTCTTGCTTAGCCGCCGGGACGTGTAACTTGCCCGTGTCCATTGTCTCGCCTGACTCATGTACAAACATGGTGCTAACAGTCACGCCGCTGTCAGACTCATGCGTGCGCTGCACCAAAGCGATACCGTTTTCGTTGAGCGCATCAATCACCGCATTAACACAAGCCGCGAGGTCTGCGTATTTGCTGCGAAAGTGCGGGTTGGTTGCGTCCTTAATGGCAGGGCTAAAGCCCTTCTGTGCTGCAACGAACGCTGCGGATATTTTCTGGTTTTCTACTGTCATGCTGCCTCCCACTGTTGCAGTAACAATTCTTCCTCGAGCATCTGCTCGTCATATTCACGCAAAGCCGCCGCCCTGAGCGTATCGGAAAACCCGCCGCGCAGGATGATCTCAACAGCCAGCTCGAGCGTCATGGATTGACTCGCGGCAATGCGAATCTCGTGATCGGTCATCTGTATTGCTTCCACTTGAGTGCCTCCCGTTGGACTCGAGTCCAATGTATCACACCGGATAGCGATTGCAACCCCTTTAGGTATACTGCACTCATGACAAGTCCAGGCGAATGGAAAGGCTACGTTGTAAGCGGCTCCACTAGGGAGCAGCGACGTGAGCGTCTGGCTGAGGTGCCGGAGTCATTGCGCGGTGAAGTAAAGCGCCACGTCGAAACATTTTTTGCCATCAAAGCAAACGCAAGGAGGGTAGCGCGTGGGAAGCGTCCAATTATGCGTCGGTAAAGGTTGTTTTCTACCACCTGACGACGAAACCAAAGAAAAGCTGCGGCGGTATGGCCTGCGCATCGGCGAGATGGTCAACGTCAAGATCAGCAAGCCCCGCAACCCAAAGTTCAACCGGATGGTGCATCGGCTTGGCCGGATGTGCGTTGAGAATCTCGACGGGTTCGAGGGACTCGACGGCCACCAGGCAATCAAGCGTCTGCAATACGAATCCGGCGCCGGGTGCGAGGAAATACACGCCCACGTCCCCGAAGTTGGCGATGCTGTGGTGAGGTTCCCGAAAAGCTTGTCTTTCTCTGACATGGATGACGTGGAGTTTCACGACGTATTCGAAGCGATCTGCCGACACCTTGCCACGGTTTACTGGCCCACACTCGATGCCAAACAAGTCGAGCGCATGGCTGAGATAGCCACCAATGATTAAGGCCGACCGCGAAAGACTAAATAAACTTTCGGAGTTGGGCTGCGTGGTCTGCCGCAACGAGGGGCGCGGGTTTGTGGACACGGAAATCCACCACCTAAAAGGCCATCGCTGGTCTGGCATGGGTAAACGCGCCAGCCACCAACACACCATCCCGCTGTGTCCTGTACACCACCGCCACGGCGGCCCGGTGGACATTGGTTATCACCAATCGCCGCGTCAGTTTGAGGAGCGCTATGGCTCGCAGGCTGATCTACTAGAGCAAGTGAACAATGAAATATAACTTCTACGTCCCCGGCCCTATCGTTGCCAAGGCTCGCCCACGGGTCACCATGCGGGGCAACAAGCCCAGGGCGTACACACCAAAGAAAAGCGCTGACTTTGAAAAAGTAGTTGCTGGCGCCTGCCCGATTGAAACGCCAATCGACGGGCCGCTTGATCTAAAAATCAATATGTATCTACTGATCCCGCAGTCGTGGTCAAAAACCAAAACCTCTGAGGCGGCCATGGGCATGATCAAGCCCACTACCCGGCCTGATCTTGATAATTACTTAAAGTCAATTATGGATGGGCTGAACGGGGTGGCTTATCTGGATGACTCGCAAATTGTAAGTCTGAGTATTACAAAGCAATACGCCCGCAAAGAAGCGGGCGCATTCGTGTTTTTGGAAACGCTTTAGCTAAGTTGCAGAACACGCCGGAGCACGGTTCCATCCATCCTTGTGCTGGCGCCAGTCTCCACGCGGTTGATTAGTTCCCGCATGTCTTGCTCGTCTTTGACGTGATTCGCTTCCTTAGCAATTCCCATTGCCGTGACCGCTCGATCCAAGTGATCATAGGCAGCGTGAACCTCGTCTCGCTCTTTTCCGAGCTGGTCTTGCTGCTCAAGCCACTCAAAAACGTGCTCTCGTGCGACTTTAATCTCGGCGATCATGTCGTCGTAGTTTTCTTGGTCTAAGTTACGCATCGTTGCTTCCTCTTGTTGCGTGTCGTGGTTTATATATTAAGCGATCAGCTGGGGTCAACCCATCTTGTCTGCTCGCCGTCCCATAGCATCGGGATGATACCAACCGGGCCTTGGCGCTGCTTTTCTACCAACACCTCGCCCTCGCGGGAGTCTGCCAGGTCATCGTATACAGCCGGGCGATACAACATCAGGATGTTGTCTGCTTCCTGCTCTATTTGACCGCTCTCGCGCAAGTCGGACATCCCAGGTCGCTTGTCCTGTCTCTGCTCAACCTGTCGTGATAGCTGCGAGAGCAGTAGAACAGGTATCTGCAGGGTGCTGGCCATCGTCTTGCAGTCTTTCGCCATCTCGCCAATCGCCAAGTCATGGCGGTCTGTTTTGGTGTCCGGCTGAACCCGCTGCAGGTAATCGATCACTACCATGTCGAGCCCCGTCCGTGACCAAGCATGGCACTGGCGCACGATCTGTTTCATCGACCAACCCGGCGCGTCGAGCACCCGCAGCGGTAGCTTGGCAATGGCAGCAGTAGCCTTTGCAAATCGGGCGAAGTCTCGCTCGGGCAAAGTCCCCAACCGCAAGTGACTGACACTCACGTTGGCCTCGGTTGCGGCCATGCGCATGCCCAAGCTCACTGCATCCATCTCGCTCGAGATAAACCCAACATTAGCGCCTAGCTTGGCTGCGTTGATCGCTGCACCCACCCCGATTGCGCTTTTGCCCATACCAGGCCGCCCGGCAATGATCGTTAAATCACCCGCATGCCATCCCCCCAGTTTTTTATCGAAAGCTCTCCACCCTGTCTTCAGCCCCAGCTGCTGACCAGTTGATGCAGCGTCAACCCGCTCTACGGTGTCAGCCATGAGCTGACGAGCAGAAAACTCAGTCTGCTTATCTGACTTCCCAATGCTCAGAGCTCCTGTGAGGAGTTCTGCGGCGATTTCTTCTGGCCCCGCTACCTTGGCCCTAGTCTTGACCTGATCGGCCAGTGAGCAAAGGCTGCGGAGGTCTGAGGCACGAATTACCTGTTTAGCATAGGCCTCAATGTTCCCAGGCGACGCTGAAGTGGTCATTGCGTCGGCAAATGCCGCCAAGTCTGGCCCGGAAAGTTTGTTCTGCAATGTAACGCCGTCGACTGATTCGCCTGCGGCGATCTGTCGCAGAATCTGGCTCCACACCGCTGCCCCATGTGCCGTGCTGAAGTGGTCGGCAGTGACTTGTGTTGACGCTGCCCCGTCCGGGTTCATCACCCCGGCCACTATCAAAGCTTTCTCGATTTCGTTCATAGCATCTTCCTCTTACGTGTTGGCTGCTCGGACTGTTCCCAAGTCCTAACCGCCGCCTTCCAATCCTTCATTTTGTTTTTGCCAACCATCCAGCCCTTGGCTTCGTAAAAATTGCAAAACTTTGCGGGCTGCACGTTGTTGCCACGTTGCTCGCAATACTCCTGAACTTCCTTGGGTGTGGGTGGCACAAACCGTTTCGGTTTTGCCCCAATCTTCTTCTTATCTGCTTCTGTATCTGTCTCTGTATCTGTCTCTGGGGGCGTCACAGTGACGTCACAGTGACGTTTCGTATCTTTAACCTCCTGTTTTTTCAGGTTTTCCCGATAGCGCTTTGTTCGCTCTGCGCTCGAGTCTGACTCGAACTGACGTGACCCCCAGTTGAGAGGTTGCAGGGTGTCAAAATCGACCAGGCCAACCTCAGCCAACCGCCGCGCAATTTCGTCCAACTCGCGTGACTGAACACCCAGTTTTACAGCCAGTTTTCTGCGCAGTAATTCAGGCTCTGAACCATCGTCTAAGATGCCCCCCGACTTGCAGCACAAAAGCGCCACAAAATGCCAGCGATCTTCAAATGCCAAAAGGCGCAGTTTTTCGTCGTCTACCATTTCGGTGTACGCCCTAAACCAAAGTTTTTTCATTGCCCAGCCCTCGCCCGGTTGATCGCTTCCCGTGCCTTCTTCCGGTGCGTGCGTGTGTGTGTTCTCTGGCATGCCACGCATGCGTTGCTGCTGACGTATCGCTCGGCGCTGCCGCATGATCGGCAGGTCGTGCCTGTGTACACAATATCCCCGCGCTCGGCGGCCTCAATTCGCTTATCTAGCATTGATCTTCCCCTTTGTATGGCGGCCAACCTGACTCGCCGTTAGTGTCGTGCCATATCTGCACCATTTCGCAATACTGCTCAAACTGCCGCTCGGCTTCACTCTGGTCACCGCTGGTAAGGTAAAGGCCGGCTAACAGCGCGGCCAAGGTTGCGCCAATCAATACCCGCTCGATCATTTCACACCCCCGCTATCTATAAAGTGTCTGAGCATAAAAACCGGAAAGACTTGGTTTACCCTTGCCGGCTCACCGTCAGCCGCAACCCCGCCGCGATATGCAACGGGACGGCCTAGGGGGTCGATTGCGAACAACTGCCACCGACTGACCAGCGAGCCGATCAACCGCGCTCGTTTCGTGTTCTTTTCGCTTGTCATCGTTCAGCCCTCGCTTTTAACTTTCGCCGAACCAATTTTTCGATTTGCCGCCCGTCTATAGGGTGCCAAACTTCGCCTTGCATTCTGTTTTGCTCAACCTTCGCCATATAGAACCCCTCGCTTGCCATAGAAACGGGAAAGCCTATGCTCTCAGAATAAATAGACCGTAAGGGTTCGCCATTGTTGAAAATAATTTTCGGATCACTCATCGTCGCATTCTCCCTTGTAAGGCGGCCATCCGGCTTCGCCGTTAGTGTCGTGCCATGCGTCTACCATTTCGCAATACTGCGCCCGTTCCCGTTCCGCCTCACTCGGGCCGCCGCTGGTCAGGTATAAGCCAGCTAGGCAGGCGGCAACGATAGCGCCCATAAGTAATCGCTCAATCATCGTTCCCGCCCCTAGTAACTAAAACCGTGTATTTCAGATAATCGCCCGCCAATTCATGCGGCGTATCAGTGCCGAGTGCGGCGCGGAATTCCGGTTCGCCTATAGCATCCACCACCGGGCCAAGTAATTCACGCATGAACGCCTCCACGCGCTCACATTCCGCGTCATCCTCTATCCCGGAAAAATCCCCGTAGACCAGCGCGGTTGCCCATCGTGCGGGCGCAATTACTTCCATTGTTTCAACCTTAGCCATCATCTTCCCCTTGCGTTGTCTGCCATCATCAGCGCCGGGAGACTATCCCCGACGGACGCCCCGAAGGGCGTTTCGGCTTTAGGCGGCCTTGCGTTCCTGCTCGGCCTGTTCGCCGGTAATCATATCGGCGGCTTTGGTGGCATGCTTGGCGGCCTCAAAGATGAAGCGCTTGTCAGACTTCAGCTTTTCGAGCCAGTTAGCGATGTATTGGGCATGATCGGCACGGGGCGCGGATGACACGCCAACGATTGCACAGGTAAACGCGGCGCCCAATTCGGCGACCAATTCCTCGAAAGCATAATCAGTGCTGCCAAACTTGTTGCCCTTGCCGCGTGCCAGGCGATGATCGGCGCCTGTCCAATGGGCCAATTCGTGAAAAGCCGTGCTGTAAAAGCGTTCGGTTGCCGTGCTGGTATCGGTTGCCGTGAATTGCTCGCGTTGGGGCATGAAAATCTGATCGATGCCCGGAACATAGCAAGCCCGATCGCCGCCGTAGTTAATCACCGCGCCAGTTTGCTCGATGATAGCTTCAGCCGTTTCGATAACATCGGCCTCGCCCTCGCGGTCTGCGCCAATGTCAGAATCTGGCTTAACCTCGCCCTCGAACCCGTCAACCTGATCGGCGTTGAACACAGTGAATTGCTTTAGCAGGGGAATGACGCGCTCGCCATCCTCGCCCTTTTCCTTATCCTCAATGCGCAGCTGTTTCCAGAAAACCACCTTAGTGCCCTTTTCGCCTTTGCGAACGCTGGCGCCCTGCGCTTTCCACTGTTTAAACGTGCCCCAAAGGCTGGAATCGAAACCTTGGCGGCTGGCGCTGCACCAAAGGGCAATAACATTTACGCCCCGGTATGGCTTGCCAGTAGATAGCGAGACAGGAAACCCCGCGCCGCCCTTGCCGTCACGATGCCAGGGCATAACCCAATCGGAGCCCTTGGCGCTGCCTGATTCGATGTCGGCGATGATCTGGTCGGTGATGTTTTGGTATACGTCGGTTTTCATGATTGCTTCCCCTTTTGCTTCCAAGTTTCGGTTAGTGCGAGTGCAAGGTATAACGCCGTTTTGAGTATGTCAAGCGTTAGCGCAAAAATAATTGCATCGGGTGTAACATTGACGCCATGGCAAGCAAGGCGAGGGCAAGCAATGCACCATCTGCAGATTGAAGAAAGCGAGGCCAGGGCCGCTGAGGCTGAGCGAATGCTGAGGGGCATGCTCGATGAGGCATACGCGGAAATCGCGGGGCATGAGAGCGTAGACCATCCGCCGCATTACACTCAGGGCGGGATAGAGTGCATCGAAGTCCAAGAACAGCTGGCAGCTGACGGGCATGACTTCCGCATACTGAATGCAATCAAATACTTATGGCGCTACCGCCACAAGGGCGGGGATGAATCTCTGCGCAAGGCTGTTTGGTATATCGAGCGCGTATTGGCTGAGGGGCAAAATTGATGGGGCATGGTCATCGGCACATGAGTGTCAAAGACTTTCCAAAGGAAAAGCCAGCCACTCGCACTTACTCAGTGATGCCAGCGCGTGCCATACAGGATGGAGAGATAAAGCCAACCACGCTGCGAGTGTTAGGCGCGATCTGCATTCATACCAATGCGCACGGCATAGCATGGCCATCGTTGCTGACATTGGCGCGGCATATCCACGTAAGGCCAGAGACAGTAAGCCGGCATGTCCAGAAACTGATAAAGGCGGGGTATGTCCGAAAGCTAGAGCGCAAAGCATACCCGATGCATATCAAGCGCAAGTCCAGGGGCATTACCAATCGCTATCAGGTGCTTTTTAAAGGGCATGACCCACTGCCGACCAAAGAGCAATTTGAAGCTCCTCGTCCCCGCATAGTGGATACACCAGTAGAGAGTGATGCACAGGTACAGACGCAGGGAATGACAGACCAACCCGGCAAGGATAAAAGATCAGGGGGACTGGGGGATGGAAATAAGAATGCTGAAGTATTGGCATCTGCATTTACCAAAGCCGTGGAATCAATCACAGGCCAGCCCCGCGTCGCTTCACACAGCCTAGAGACTGCACGATCACTGGCGGCCAATGGGGTAACCGCGGCACAGGTAACAGACAGCACCCGTGCCCTATGCCGAGACTGCCTAAAGAGCGGGCGGTCATCGCCCAAGGTATTGGCACAGGTAGCACGGTGGGCAGGGCTGGGTTAGGGAAGGGGTTCGCAGAAAGGACACCCTTGCCCCCCGGTGGGGTGTGTATCTATATAGGGGCCACCCCTCAAAATTTTCCTGAATTTGGGTGAAACATGAATATGACGGTTCGCCAAGCACGCAAGAAGCTAGCCATTGGCACTGGCGATGAGAAGGAAGCGGTTAAACAGGAGCTGCAGGCTATTGGGGCGTCTAACGTTACCGATGTGCTGCAGTGGGATGCTGATGGTGCTATATCGCTAAAAGCGTCTGACGCCCTTCCTGAGCATGTTCAGAAGGGTATTAAGAAGGTAAAGGTGACTCCGGGTCAGCACGGGAATGCGATTGAGGTTGAGATGCACGATAAGCTCTCGGCCCTTCGGGTGTTGGCTAAGCATTATGGGTTGATGGAGCCAAACAGTGACAGTGATACGCGGCCGAGTATTTTGGGTATTAACCTGAAGGGGCCAGCGGTAACGACTTATGAGGTAAAGGATGGCGAGAGCGAAACAGGCGAGCGATCAGAGCAAGCGGACGAGTCGCAAGCGTCGCCAGACTGACACCAGCGCTGAGGAAGCCCTCGGCAAGCTGAACCTGGATTTTTCTGGGGCGCCTACGACTTGGGAGTTCCTGCACGACGATTCGTTTGTGCGCGGGCTGATGGGGCCGGTGGGGTCTGGTAAGTCCTACGGCTGCGCGGCTGAGATTATGCTGCGTGCGGTTAAGCAACCCCCAAGCCCTGTAGACGGGGTGCGGTACTCGCGGTTTGTGATTGTGCGTAACTCTTACCCTGAGCTGCGTACCACGACCATCAAGACTTGGCATGAGTTGTTTCCTGAGAATATCTGGGGGCCGATGCGTTGGTCGCCTCCTATTACCCATCACATTAAGCTGCCATCGCGTGGAGACGCGGCGGGGATTGATTGTGAGGTTATCTTTATGGCCCTTGACCAACCCAAGGACGTCAGGAAGCTGTTGTCTTTGGAGTTAACGGGTGCGTGGGTAAACGAGGCGCGTGAGTTGCCACTGGCCGTGGTGCAGGGTCTAACCCACCGCGTTGGCCGCTACCCCACAAAATCTAACGGTGGCTGCCCGTGGCGTGGGATTTGGATGGACACTAACCCCATGGACGATGACCACTGGTGGTACAGGCTGTCTGAGAAAGAACCCGTCCGCGGCAAGTACAAGTGGGAGTTCTTCCGCCAGCCTGGTGGTGTAATTGAAACAGGACGCGATGACACCGAGGCCGTCCCAGCTGCCAATAAATTCTGGAAGGTAAACCCCGACGCAGAGAACATTAACAACCTGCCACCTGGGTATTACCACCAGCAGTTGGGTGGTAAGAACCTAGACTGGATACGCTGTTACGCAGGTGGTCAGTATGTCTTCGTGCAAGAGGGTCGCCCGGTTTGGCCTGAGTACGACGACTCGATGATGGCCTCTGACGAGGTTGCGGTAGACACCAACCTGCCGCTACACATCGGGCTGGACTTTGGTTTGACCCCCGCCGCTGTGTTTGGGCAGCGAACCAAGGCTGGCGCGTGGCACATTTTGAAAGAGATTGTCACCGATGACATGGGCCTTGAGCGGTTCGGGTTAATCCTGCTAAACGAAATAAACGTTAACTACCCAGGCATGGACGTGTTGATCTGGGGCGACCCAGCGGGTTCTAAGCGCGACGAGATATTCGAGGTTACGGCCTTCGACCATTTGAGAACGCTAGGACTTAATGCGCGCCCTACCGCGAGCAACGACTTCCAAGTACGCCGTGAGGCAGGTGCGATGCCGATGAATCGGTTTATCGACCGCAAGCCGGGGCTGCAAATCCACAAAAGCTGCAACCGCCTGCGCAAATCGCTGGCCGGGGGCTATCACTTCAAGCGGGTATCGGTTGGTGGCGGCACTGAGCGCTTCCGCGATGCGCCTAACAAAAACGAACACTCCCACGTTGGTGACGCTTTTGGCTACATTATGCTCGGTGGTGGTGAACACAGGGCGATGACCCGAGGCCACGGCGGTAAGTACGGCGCTGCCGGCCCGTCCCAACAGTTCCAAGCCAACACGGACTTCAGCATATGGTAACGGCCTCAGAAATACAGGGCATGGTTCAAGTGCCTGGCGTTGTGGTTCTGCCATTTAGCCCGCGCCACATGGATAGCATTGTAACCAACCCTGTTGATCGTCGCATTTTTGAGTCATTGCCCGATCTGCGCCAGCGTTTAGAGGCTGTCAGTCAACAGCGGTGTGCATGGACGCTTAATTACCGATACGAAGCAGCTTTAGTAATGGGAATGGAATACAAGTACCCAACTAATTACGAAGCGTGGATTGTGCCCAGTGACGTAGCGTTAAAACACGGAACGCTTTTAAGCCGTGGTGCTCGTCGGTTTTTTGATAAAATCGGAGAGCGCTTAAATTTACGGCGAATGCAAATTGTGGTAAATGTCAATCACGAACCAGCAATTCGCTGGGCAGAGTTTTTGAGATTTAATCGAGAAGGTTTAATGTCAAACTACGGCCCTGAAGGCGATGATTACTACATGTATGCGAGGACTTACTAATGGGTGGACTATTTGGCAGCAGCTCTCCTGCACCAGACACTTCCAAACAGGAAGAAATGCAGGAAAAGCAAGAGGCGCGGACTAAGCGTCAGGAAGCAGAAGAGCAGCGCAAACTGCGCGCTCAGATGAAAGCACGCCGCACTGGTGGCGTTCGCTCTCTACTATCCCCTGACCGTAAAGACGCACGCTCAGGTCTTCCAACTAAACTAAGTGGTGAATAATTATGGGCGGCGGGCCATCAAGACCAGCACCAAAACCAGAGCCGGAACCGGAAAAGCCACCTGAGCCGGAAAAAGCCACTCGCACTGCACGCGAAGAAGCTGGCGCCATGCGCGCTCGCCGTCGTCGCGGTGGTGTTCGGTCGTTGCTTTCGCCGTCACGGCAAGACGCTGTTTCAGGGTTGTCAGATAAACTTAGCGGTCAGTAATGGCTAAGAGCAAAGTTAACGAGGCTGGCAATTATACCAAGCCTAAAATGCGCAAACGCCTTTTCAATCAGATTAAAGGCGACAACGTGCAAGGCACTGCGGCTGGCAAATGGTCAGCCCGCAAAGCCCAGCTATTAGCCAAGAAATACAAAGAAAAAGGTGGCGGCTATACGTCATGAAGAAACCACAGAAGTCGCTTTTGAATTGGGGCAAACAGAAATGGCAAACCAAAAGCGGTAAGCCATCGAGCGAAACGGGTGAGCGTTACTTGCCTAAGAAAGCGATTGAGAATCTTTCTGACAAAGAATACGCCGCAACAACTCGGGCTAAACGTAAAGGCGGCGGCACTGGCAGCACAGTCCCCCAGCCTAAAAAGATAGCCAAGAAAACGAAGAAGTACCGCAATGCGTAAAGAACACAAAAACCCAAAAGGCGGTCTTACGGAAAAAGGCCGTAAGCATTTTGAGAAAAAAGACGGCGGTGACTTAAAGCGCCCTGTTAAGTCTGGAGACAATCCGCGCCGGGTATCTTTTGCTGCTCGCTTTGCTGGCATGGACGCTAAGATGAAAAACGACAAAGGTGAGCCTACTCGCTACGCGCTGGCGCTAAAGCGTTGGGGTTTTAGTTCTCCGGCAGAAGCACGGGCTTTTGCCAAGAAAAACAAGGAGTCTTAAAATGCCAATGACCGAGAAAGGCTCTAAGATTATGCGGGCTATGAAAAAGAAATACGGGAAGAAGAAAGGCGAAGAGGTGTTTTATGCCTCAAAACAAAAAGGCACCATCAAGGGTGTTGAGCGCAAAGGTTAATTAATATGGCACGCATTAAGCCAGAAGAGATTATTAAGCGGAAGAACAAAGCCGAGGCCCGCAAGGAAGAGTGGCGCACTATTTACGAAGAGTGCTATGAGTTTGCCCTGCCGCAGCGCAACTTGTACGACGGTTACTACGAAGGCAAGACGCCCGGCCAAAACAAGATGGGCCGCGTGTTTGACGCGACTGCTGTTAACTCAACCCAGCGCTTTGCCAACCGCATTCAGTCTGCGTTGTTCCCTCCGTACCGGGCTTGGTGCAACCTAACGCCTGGCAACAAGATTCCTGATGACCGCAAAGCCGAAATCCGTGAAGCCCTAGAAATTTATACCGACCAGATGTTTGACGTTATTCGTCAGACCAACTTTGACTTAGCAATGTCAGAGTTCTTGCTCGATCTTTGTGTTGGCACCGCTGTCATGCTTATTCAACCGGGCGACGAAGAATCCCCGGTGCGGTTTGTGCCAGTGCCCCAGTATTTGGTATCGCTTGAAGAAGGCCCGCACGGCACGGTCGATAACGTCTACCGCAAAATGCGTATTCGTTGTGAGGCAATTTCGCGCCAGTGGCCGGATGCAAAAATCCCCGAAAAGCTACAGCAGATCATTGACCGCAGTCCAGACGAAGAAATTGAT